TTTCTTCAGAAGATACCCAAGATTTTTTATTGTCGATAGTCCTTTCTAAATCATAACCTTCCTCCATATCGGGGAATTTTCTTAGGTAATCTAAATATTTGTCACCGTAAGTAAAAGGTGCATATTCTGTAACTACTGAAGGGCTGTCACCAGTAAAAACTGATTTTTTTTCATTAACTATTCTAGAACTTTTATGTTTTGGTGTTCTTTCGAACCATCCCGCTCCTGCTTGGAAGTACCCATCTTTACTGAAGGTTGGTGGTACCGGATAACCGTCTTTACCTACTGGGTATTCTTCTCTTATGGCTGTAACTTGTCTTGTGACAGCGGATACTCCGTATGTGTACCCTGTAATTACAATAGGTACAACCCCTTGTACTGGTGGTGTCTCACTAAAATATTGATTTCTTACTGGTACGTTTTCAGTATATGTTCCCCCAGAGAAACTGTTTAATTTTTGATTAAACTTATTCATATTTATACGGTTACCAGCTACATAAACATGTTCATTAAACTCAATTAAACCTTGTGGTGCTCCTATTAATCTTAATAAAAATTCTATAGATTTTCTTGTTCCCTTAGATTTAAATAAATAAGCTGTGTTAACTAATATCTTTCTATATAGTTCTATGTTAAGTTCTGTTGGTGTTTTATTTGTAGAGACTCCGGCAAATTCTTGTTTACCACCCCTACTAAATAATGCGTCCATTAAGTCTACTTGTGCAATAGAACTTGGTGTACCCCAACCTAACATCTGTGCTAAATTTTTTAACAGTGTGTCTGGTACGTTATGAATTTTATCATACGTGACATTTGTCATATATGCTAAACCGTCTATATATTTTTTTACCTCATCAAAACTTCTACCATATATCTGTAATACTTTTTCAAAGGCTTGGTCCTCAGTGTCAAATTCTTTAAGTGCTCCAGTAGTTAAGAATCTAGAGACTAGGTTGGTCTTATATGAATCGTATGTTATTGCGATATCATTAAGAGAATTTAAATAAGTGGTAAAAGCAAAACCATCTATTAGGACGTTCCAATTATCGGTTAAAGGCCATGTGATACTTTTACTGGATTTAATTAACGAACCCGTATTGGACTCCCTCAACATATCAAATTTTGCTGTGTACAATGGTACACTCTCTCTATTTAATAATATTTTTTCAATGTCGTCTAATTCGTCAAATGTCTGTTCAGTATTTAAAGTATTAGGTCGAACCATAAATTCTTTAGTGGTGGTAGTAGAAGCTGTAGTTGTAGCACTAAATGGGTTACCCGCTACAGTTATGTTAAGTGTCCCACTTACATTGGATGTCGCTGGTGTTATGTCTGTTAGTTGATGTTCTGTATTACCTATAAATAAACTATACCTACTGTATTCTTTTGTAAAATTACGAATTTCGTTTACTCCTTCTGTTGTTCCCGTAAAAAATAAGTTACCTATGGTTGTAAACTCTATAGCAAATGGATTTTTAATCTGTAGTACATTAATATTTAATGTGGTTTCATTATCAAATGCATCATAAATAATGTTTGTTGCTGTTTGTCCTGTTAAGTAATCTACTCTAACTTTTTCTACAGATAAAGCAGCTGGAAAGTTTTTAACGACACTTTGAGTCGCGACCTTCATCCTTTCAGCTAATGACCCATATAGTGTAAAGTCTGTTATCTTATGTGGGTCGTAGTTAATAAAAGCTTTTAACTGATTGTTTGCTAATACTTTAGTTTGGTTAGGATTTTTTAAATTAATTGCATCTAAAGTTATGGGTTTAGAAAAATTACCCAAAGAAAATTCGGTATTCTGTTTATCTGTAACAGAAACAGAAATTCCAAAATTACCTAAAGTGAATTGACTAGAGCCATCGGTAAATTGATTACCGACTAACCCGTCACTAAAACTATCTAGACCACTACTTGCATATATACTATTACCGTTTGCCATCTACTATTGTATGTTATTAAACGCCTTACTAAAATCTATATTATTTCCTTTATCTTTTCTTACCTCATATAGTGGAGTACCGAATTGGTCACGTTTTTCATATAGTGTATATTGTTTATAAATGTTATCGTTAGAATCGTATAAAGTATAAATTCCATCACTTAATGACTTACTTTGGTTACCGTATAACGCTATACCTAAACTTTCAACATCGTAATCTACCATCTCAATATCTAAAGTAATTGGGTTAAAGTATGTGTTGGTTATTATTACACTTTGGTCCGGTTGTCCAATATATGGTAAAGCACTAGGTTTGTTAGTCGGTGCGGAAGTAGGTGTTAATGTACAGAATAGAAGATTACTACCTCCGTTTACGTATCTATATCGAATAGCTTTTTGACTACTGTTAGTTAGATTTTGTGTTACTGGTTCACAGAAAAATGAAGAGGTCACAATACGGTAAAAATTAGGTATTTTTGTACCATCTGAATTTAAATATTCAATTCTAAATCCAACCAGTCCATTATTAACAAATCTACTTCTAAATTTACTATCAACATTGTTCAAATCAAAAACTAGCCCTTTTACGTTGGGTAATGAGGATAACACTCCACAATCAGTAATTGTGGTTCTTATTTCAATAGGTTTAAGGTATACTGTATAAATCCCTTTTTTGTCAAACTCAGATGATGGCAATTTTAAATTATATAAACCACCTAAGATTTCTACATTTGCATTACCTGAGGTATTTCCGTTATGGTAGTATGGTGCTAAAATCGCACTTGCGTCCAAATTTTTTACAACAATACCACTGTTTGCTTCCCGTGTTGGTGTGTACACCATAACGATATCAACGTCTTCTGGTGATACGTCCGCGGGTCTTTTGATTCCATATGCTCCTAATGCCATTTTCTAATTTTTTATTATTGTTCCTTTATTTTATAATATCCATACGCGTAATTTACCAATCCACCCATTGTCCTTATTTCCCCTAATCTCTGATTTGGCTCCATAACAGACTGCTTACCTCTCTCAATAAATATTTCTGATTGTATTTCTGGCGGCTCTGCTACATTCATTAATGCTTCTTCTTTTGTAATTGGTTCTCTACACAATAAAACGGGTGTCCCATTTAGGAAATTAACCTCGTCTTGGAATGGTCTAATTACGTATTCACAACTACCATCGTCAATCATAGCTAGTAGGTTGTAGTTCCACGCATTTGGGTCTGTACATCCTTCTGTTGGGTAGGTACAACAACCAAAATCTGAAGGATATGGTGCTGTTCCCGTATTATCACTACAATCTGTAGTAGCTAAAGGATTGTAGTTGATGGCTTGTGGGTCCATACATCCTGGTCCTGCACCTGGAATATCGTATAAACAAACACTTAAATCTGGTACTGATGCAAAGTTATTAAGATTATAGGTAGCTGAAATCCATTCAGGTGTTATGTTACTAGAAAAACAAGACGTTAAAAGACCGGATGCGATTGCTGTATAGTTATTGGGGTCAGCACATTCGTCATAATTTAAAGCGTAAAGGTCCGGACATCCATAATCAAACGTACAAGACCCATCATTAATGTTTGCTTGAGGGTTATAATTATTGGCGGGAATACCAGCATACTGATAAGATGAGAATGCTGGTAAACCTATAACACTTAACCCTAACCCTCCATCGTCTAAACATCCAGTTATTGGTTCTTCATAGAAACATGAACCATCATCTACATTCGCTAAAGGGTTAAAGTTCCATACGGTGTAAGTTGGGGTTGGATTACCAAAAATGTCTTCGTTAGGTCCAGCTGAATTATCCGTACAACCTAGAATTTGATATTCACAACAATCTGCCCATCCTGCGCCATAGGTTCCTGGAGCCTGATTATTACAGTCTTCTATACAAGTTGCACAAAAATTACTTGCTGCTGCAGGTCCACTAGTTATATTTACTGGACTTGTAGTTCCAACCATAACATCATATCCTGGATAATATGGAACGTCGTTTACACCGTTTGCTGAACTCCAAGGTAGTGTGTATCTATCCAGAGATGGGGCAGATGGTGATAACCAAGGTGCTAAGGGACCTTGTCCGTTATCTGTACATCCAGCATTTGAACAACAACATGAGTCAGCTGTTGTGTAATTTGTTTTACTCCAAGCAAGTGGGTGCCCTCCTTGATTGGCTACACCATTAGATATTAGAGATGAACATGGAACAATCATACCCGGACCAGGTTGTGTTGCTGTTTGTGCGATACCATTA